GAGGGCCTTCCGCGCTTCGATTAGCGCGTTGATCTGCGCATCGGTAAGCGACTCGTCCCGCATGAGGCGGACCCGCGCGGCCGCGAGATCGTTGCTCTTCGTGGCTTCGTCGATCGCCTTCTTCGCGTCCTCAGATCCCTGGAGCTCGCCGACATGCAGGTCGCGGTTCAGCTGGACCTGCTGCTGCTTCAGCCGGTTGATCTTCTCTTCGATCGGACTCGTGTCGATCAGCTGGTTGGCGGCCTCGGTGTGGCCGAGGGTGCCCCCTTCCATGATCGTCTTGTTGTGCGCCTGGGCATTGGCGAGCTGGGTCTGGGCGTCCGCCAGGTCCTTGCTCGTCTCCACCAGCTTGTCCTGCGCGGCGCCCTCCTGGAGGATGAGCTGCAGGTGCTTGGGGAGCGTGGCCGCGGCCATCTCGTCCAGCTTCTTGATCTGCGCATCGAGCGCCTTCTCCTGCTCGCGCGAGGACTTGGTGAGGAGGTCGAATTCGAAGGCCAGGGCCGCCAAGCCGCCCAGGATGCCGAGCATCATCGGGGTGCCGGCGCCGAACATCAGGCCGCCAGCGGCGAGGCGGCCGAGCGCCGAATTGGTCCCGGTCGCCTGGGAGGCCAGCATCCCCATCGCGAATCCCATGCGCGAGAGGCCGGCGGTGCTCTTGGCCGCGACCTCTTCGACCTTGGGCGCGGTCTGCACCATGATGTCGTTGAACGTCTGGATATCGGCGCCCCCGAGGCCCTTGATCACGGGGCGCAGCTGCTCGGCTTCCGCGCGGAGGGCCGCGAGGCTTGCGGTGAAGTCTTCGGCGGTGATGATGCCGGCGGCTTGGTGGGCCTTCAGGACGTCGATGTCACCGGCGAGCTCGACCAGGGCGGCGGTCACCTGGTTATTCACCATCACGACGTCGCGGGCGGCGAGGACCTGGTTCGCCCACTCCACCCGGAGCGCGGCGAGCGATTCCCGCTCCTCGGCGATCGCGTCTTCGCCGATCCGCTGAGCGGTGATGCCGAGGGTGACGTTCGCGCCGCTGTCCGTCACGGGATGCTCCCCGGATAGGCCTGCCGGAGCAGGCGCTTGAGGATCGTTTCCACGCCCTGGCCGCTGCTCGTGCCCAGGTGCATGGCCGAGGCGAGGGTCAGCTTCTCCGCCGCCCCCAGGGTGGTCAGCCGCATCGCGAGGAGGTCAAAGACGGGCCAGGGCACGATCCCGTCGGCGGTCGACCAGAGCGCCGGGTTGAACCAGGCGCCCATGCCGTACTTCTCGAGCCAGCGGGCCCAGAGCGCATCGAAGGGGACGAGGCGCGGACCGTCGGACTCTTCCCGCGCCTCCCGCTGTCCGCGGGCGGTTAGGAGGGCGTAGCGCCGCTCGCGCTCGGCATCGGCGCGCTCGGCGTCGGTTCGGCCGTCGTCGGCCGCTGGTACTGGGCGGCGAAAAAACTGATGAGCGCCTTCTCCAGTGCCGGGCCCGGCAGGGCGATCAGCCGGTCGGCGGGGAAGCCCATGGCGGTCAGGACGCGGGTGAGGAAGTCCCGCGCCTGCTCATCCGAGAGCTCGTTGCCCAGGAACTGCGACATCTCTCGGGTGAAGGCGAGCTGCTCGGGCTTCGAGAGGATCTTCCCGACGAGCACGTCGCCACCGAGCCGGATGGACGGCGGCTTCAGCGCCTCGAGGAAGGCATCCGCATCGAAGCCCGTGAACTCGGCCACTCAGGACGCCCAGGTCAGCGAATAGTCGTCGTCGGTCACGCTCGAGCTGGTCTTCAGCTCGTAGGTGAGCTTGAGCCCGGCGACGGCGTCCGAGAGGGTGACGTTCTCGATCTTCGTGCACTGCGCCTGGGCAGCGTTGAAGTTGATCTTGTTGTTCGAGCCGCCGTTCAGCGCCAGCGTGATCGCCTTCTGCGTGCCGGCGTCGCGATCGGCGAAAGGATTGAACGTCCCCAGCGCCTCCCGCTCGATGTTCAGCTCGAGCGTCGGCGCGCGATCCCCGAAGGCGAAGCCCGACGTCCCCCCGGACTGCTGGTCGGTCCGCTCGGCGATCTTGCGATTCACCTTGAAAACGAAGCTGTGGACGGCGCGCAGGACGGTATAGGCGCCGATCGCGAGCGCGATGTTGTTCGCCTTCGGCGGATAGATCGTGGGCGCGAGATACGTCGCCGCCGGGACGGCCGCTTCGGCCTCGGTCCCCATGATGCCGGAGAAGTCGAAGTCGAACAGCGAGACCCCGGTCTTCTCGCCGCGCCAGACCAGGTCGGCGAGCGCGCCCGTGATCGGGAACTTCATCCCGTCGCCGTAGAGCTCGAGATAGGCGCTCTTGTAGCCCGCCGCGGGGACCGACTGCGGCGTGAAGACGTAGGTGCCCGTCGACAGCGTCGCGAGATGCCCCGACGCCTGGAGCCACAGATACAGATCGGGTGGGAAGGCGGACGCGCCGTACGCGGCGCCCAGCCCGCGCCCTTCGACGGTGAGCTTCGTCTTCGCCACCTTGCCCGATGGGGCGACGTTCGGGACCTGGCCGGTCGTGCCGGCCGAGGCCGTGCGCGCGCCCATGTCGTTGAAGCTGGTCGCGACGACGCAGCGATCGGCGAGCAGCTGGGCATCGGCCCCGGCCGTCACCGCCGCGCCGGCGCCGTAGGACGCCTCGAGCTTCGAGAGCGCGGCCCAGACGTTGTTATAAATCGGGGTAGACACGGCCATGGGTCAGCCCTCCGCGGGAGGTTCCGGGGGAGCGGCCACTTCGGCCGCCGGCGCGTCGGGAACCGGAGCGGGGGCCGGCGCCGGCGCCGTCCGCGTGTAGTCGAAGCGGAGCGCGCGCGTCTGGGTAGGATCCTTGGGATCCACCACGCGCGTCTCGGTGATGCCCTGGGCGGTGAGCCAGTCGAGGACCGCCTGGCGTCCCTTGAGCTCGACCTCGAGCGGGACCGAGACCCGTTCCGTGCTGTCCGTCAGGATGATGTCCATCACGTCCCCCTAGGGTGCGGCATCCCGCACCGTCATCTCAAAGACCGCCGCCGCCGTCTGGTTCGCGCCCTCGAGCGCCTGGTACGCCGGCCCGAATGTCACGCCGGCCGAGCCGCCCACGATGACCAGGTTGCGGACCCGGACCTGATTGTTCTCGCTCCGCGTGAACTGGTGATACGAGGCGACGATCGCGCGGAGCATGATCAACGCCTGACTGAAGCTCGTCTTCTGGTCGGTCGCGGCCACGACATAGCGGGCTGAGCACTTGAACCGGTTGATGTCCCGGTAAATCGTTGAGACTTCCGGATCCGCGACTTGCGGTCCCTCGAGCATGACCGCCACGAAGGGCAGCGACCCACTCGGGACCCTCCCGGCCGCCAGGTCCTCGCTCCGCGTGACATCGAGGACCGCCTTCAGCCCCGGCTTCTGCTCCCCAGGATCCACCGGCAACCGGGCGAGCTGCGCCAGAATCCCCTGGTCCACGCCGGCCGCATCCTTCAGCGTGCCGTTGAACCAGTCCGTCAGCATCCGGAGCGGCTCAACGATCATGTGGTCTCACCCGTCGCGATGTACTTCGCGACCGCATCGCCCCAGGTCAGCACCCAGGCCTGTGGGAGGGGATCCGGCACGATCGGCCGCGGCGGCACGTCCCGCGCCGCATGGAACGGCCGGCCGCCCCACTGCGTGGCGATCCAGCCGGACTGATGCAGCGCCGCGAGCCCGCGGCCCGACGGCGTCGTGAGGCTCGAGCCGCGGACGTATCGCTGCGGCTCCATCACGCGAATCGACCCGGCGGATCCCGCGTTCACGAAGCTGCCCCACAGCGCGTTCGTGAACCGCAGGATGCCCATGCCCTCGCGGCCGGCCCGGGCCTTGGCGGCGAGCGTCGCCGGCGTGAGGGGCGCCCAGGGCGTCCCGCCGGCGCGGCCCTCCGTCGCGAACTGTTCCTCGAAGAACTCCGTGACCGTCGGCTCGACGACGTCCGCCCAGACGGGTCGCAGATCCAGGGACCGCGCAGCCGCGCCCTCGAGGAGCTGGTCCGCCGCAAACGTGTCGAGCGTGACGGTGACCGCGAGCGGCATTCACCCGAGTCCCCAGGTGATCGGCCGGGAGTCGAAGGGCTTCGTCCACCGCGGGAAGTCCCGGGGGAAGGGCTCCTCCGACCAGGCGCGGTACTTCACGTTCCGGCCGCCCATCGCCTGGCCGCTCGACTCGGACTCGATCGCCGGATCCCGATCCCACTGCCGGAGCCGCCACCGCAGGACATGGGCGACTTCCTTGCGCAACGCCGCGACGAGGAGCGGATCTGCCAGCGGATCCGCGGCGTCGAGCGTGTAGCCGATGAGGTACACGTACTCGCCGTTGCCCAGATCCGTCGCATAGCCGCGGGGCGTGAAGACAAACGAATACGGGAGGACGGTCTTGAGCGGCTGCCCGGTGGGCTGGAGCACCGTGTAGCGGGCATCGTGCACCCGCCGCGTGTAGAACCCGATGACATCCGCTTCGACGACCGGGGCGAGCTCGAAGAGCTCGGCGTGCGCCCGCAGCGGCGCGGGCAGCAAGGCGAGGTGGGTGTTGTCGGTGGGATCGAAGTAGCTGGCCACGCACGCCTCCGGTCCTCCCCGTTACTCCGACGACGCGGGCTCGCTCCGCGACCGACGCGTCTTCGGCTTGTCCTCGAGCTCGCCGGCGACGTAGGCCGTGGCCTCGTCTTCGGTGAGCGCGGGCCCGTGGACGGCCGGATCGTGCTCGGACGCGTAGATCCGCATGATCGCGTTCGGCGTGTCCGGGTGTTTGATGATCACGAGCTCGGCCATGGACGTCTCCTTGCAACACGAGTCGGCGGCTGGACCAGGATCCCGAAGGCCCTGGCCCAACCGCCGTCCGCGTCGTTCAGCCCATCACCCGGGTAGCCAGTGCGGCCCGCGGGAGATCGGCCCCGTACAGGATGTCGTACGAGAAGGTGGTCTGCTTGTAGTCGCGCCGCACTTCGAGCCGCAGCGTCAGGCCCGAGATGGGATCGACCATGGAGCTCATCAGCGAACCCAGCCCTTCGACCGCTCCGACCAGCGGACGGCTCGCGAAGGCGAACGCATCCCGGTGGAAGAGCACGTTGCAGACGTGGGCATTCGTCAATGTCACCGCCTCGCCGCCGGCCGTCGCCGCCGTCAGGGCCGGGAAGATCGAGACCGTGGTGTTGCCGACCGCGAGGGTCACGGCCGCGAGCACCACGAAGGTGCCACCGGGATTCCCGGTGCCGGCCTGGTTGGTGATGGTGAGGATGTCACCGGCGATCAGGTTCGTCGGGTTCGTCGCCTTCGCGAGCGAGATGGTCTGCGTGACGCCGGACGCCGCGACCGCGTTGACGCCGTTCACCGTGATGGCGCCCGCGGAGGCGGTCGTGGTCGCCTGGGTCTTCACGTTCTGATCCAGGTACCAGTCGGCGCCCATCTTCGTGCCGATGATGCCCTGCACGATCTGCTTCTGGTCGCCGGCCGAGTACGCCTGGAGGAACGTCGGGAGCGCCAGGACGTTGGCCTCGGCGTTCACGTCGAGCACGACGCGCCGATCGGTGAACGGGGCCGGGGCCGCGTTCAGGAGCTTCCGGGCCGCCGAGTAGGCGGACACGTCGGACGCGAAGGGCGTGGTGCCCGCCGCGCCGGCGATCTGCGAGACCCCGCGGACGCCGCCCGAGGCCAGCGCCGTGCCCAGGATGTAGGCATCGACGTTGTTGGCGAGCGCCTTCACGGCCTCGGAGGACTGCATGGGCACGATGCCCCGCATGGCCTCGAGGATGTCCTTGTCGGACAGGTAGAAGGGCGCCTCGATCCACTGCGACATCGCGATCGAGACCTTGGTCGGCGAGCTGTCGCCGGCCTGGGGCGGGACCGCGGCGTTGGTCACGGTCCGCGTCGCGACGGCGGAGGGGATCGGGATGTCGATCTGGGTGCCCTTCTCGCCCGCGATCTCGGAGTAACCCGAGTTCACGAGCCGGGGCATCACCGCCTGTTGCCGGAGGGCCAGGAGGCCCTGGGCGAGGATTTGCGGGATCGCCGCAGCAAGTGTGTTGGCCATGGCCTGGTCGGCTCCTAGCAGAGGTCGCGCGGGCGATCAGGCGATCGCGTCCGCGAACAGCGTCTTCCGACCTCGCCACGAGCTGCCCGGCGGTGGGCTTTGCGGCTGGAGCCTCGCCTCTTTCACCCCGGCGGAGGGGTGCGGCCGTTAGGCCGCGCTGCGGACCTGCACCTTCCCGGACGCGACGTCCTCGAGACTCACGCCCGCTTTGCCCAGATCGATCGGGCCCGACCCGGCGTCGATGGTGCGGGTGCCTTCACCCCCCGCGCCCGCGCCCTTGAACCCGGCGCCCCGCTGCCGCTGATCCACCAGGAAGTCCGCATTCTCGGAGTTCTTGGCCCAGTCGGCGATCACGGCCTTGACGCCCTTGTACGTCTCGCCTTCGACCGCGGAGGGCACGAACCGGTCGTTCTTCTCGTCGTAGGCGTAGAACTTGTCCGACTCGTCGTCGTAGCCGATCTGGCCGTCGAACATCCGGATCAGCATCTTCGCCGCCGCGGGCTTCACGCCGGCCGCCACCGCTTCCCGGAAGATCTCGTCCTGCAACCGCGAGTCGAGCAGCCGTTCGATCCGGGCTTCCGCCGCCGTGAGCTTCTCGTCCCGCGGTTTCACTTCGGCCGCGATGAGCTCGTCGCGGATCCGCTTCGTGATCTCGGCGTCGTTCTCGCCCTTCTTGCCCGTCAGGCCCCAGGTCTTCAGCGCCTGCGCCTTGAACTCCTCGTCCTCGAGGTACTGCTCGGGCTTCTTCGCCTCGCCGCGGGCCCGCGCCGCGACCCGCTTGAGCTCGGCCTCATGGGCGTCCTTCGAGACGAACTTCTCTTCGACGTCGGCCTGGCTGAACCAGCCGGGCGGCGCCTCGACCTCGTGCTCTTTGCCGTCGATCGTGACCTTCAGCTTCGCCATGCGACCTCACCTGGTACGGCCCCGGTGGTGGGGCAACCCCTCGCCTGCAACAGCGCCGGCGGTGGCGCCCTGAGCGTCAGCTCAGGATGGGTGTGCGGCTCGGCGGCATCGGCGTCGGGCCCTGCTTCTCGCCATCGACGGCCGTCTCGGACGGCGCGCTGGCGGTCGGCAGTCCGTTGCCGGGG